ATCGCACTTGCCGACTAAGCCGTGCTTGGCGAAGTGATCACAGGACTTCTGAATCTCTTCCCGGGTGTAATAGTCACCTTGGGAATCGTGGATATTGGGTTCCATTAGAGTGACGTAAAGCCGTCCCTGAGTGCCACTCGTTTCACTCTTGAACTTGGTAGAGTTGATCTTGTGCTCGAAGCTTCGACCGGAAGCGTTCTTGACCACAAAGCCCTTCTGATTGGCGGGAGTCATCTCATCGAACAGAAGCGAGACCAGCTCGACTTCCACGTTGCGAAGTTCTCCCTTTTGAATGGTGCGTTTACGATTCACGCTACCTCCTTGTTGTTGATTGTCAGTTATGTAGTCGTGCATAGTTTAAGACCCAAAGTTTCTGTTCTGCATGAAGAGCTGCTCATCTGCGGTCTGCAGCACTTCTGTTAGGTTACCGAAGTTGAAGTCTTCAGGTTTGACGTTCCAACCGAAGTCGAAGTTGAACTCGTTTGCCAAAGCCAACGCCAGGCGGTTCTGCAGCGGTCTAACTACGAACTGGTAGAACATCCGCATATCGCTACTGTTATCGCCACCAAGCTGCCCTGGGATAAGCTGTGAGACAATCCTGGCAGGTACCCTGTGATAAGCGAGGATGCCTTCCCTCAGGTCTTTCTTGAGTCCTAAGAAACCGCCTTCCCGGTCTTGCTGTCTGAGAGGTTCAAGGCGTATCTTGACGTCCCGGCTCTCACTCTCAATCAGCACTGTGGAGTGGCTCTTGGCATTTCCTTTGACCTCGGTAAGTGCCTTCTCGATCTCTGTGTAGGCATCGGTAAGCACTTCATTGCCCTGTTCATCGGTGACGGTTCCGTCTCTGAGGGTACCGCCTTCCACGATCACGAAATAATCGATCATCAGGCCGTTCTTAAAGTTGTTGTAGTCGAAAGTCTTGATCTCACCTAAGATCTCGATATTGATGGCAATCGGCAGGCAAGCCAGGCCCCATGCATTTGATCTATGTGTGGACTTCTTCACGTGGATGATGTCCTCGTAGGCGAAGTCCTTCTTCTGGTTGTTCTTGACCTGGATGTAGTTGGGTTTGAAGAAGCCGAACTCGTCATAGTTCTCCACGATCTGCACTTCACTGGGCAGCATGCGCTCCAATCCCATCCACTGACCTTGAGCATTACGCATCTTGATCAGGAAGCCGTTCCCGCAGGCCAGATAGAACTTCATCAACTCGGCCAGGATGGTGGTTTGGTCTTCACAGGCGGGGAACTCGGCAGCTTCCATCCAAGCTTTTACCTGGCTGTTCTTGCAGTCAAACTGCATGATGGTCGCCATGGTCAGGGCATCGATACAGCCGGAGTGGTACTCATCGGTATCCAGGAGATTAAGCAGATTGCTCATCGAGTAGGGCTGAGAGACCACTTTCTTGGTCTCGGCAGCCTTGGATACCAACTGCTTACCGATCCGCTGATACTTGGATAGATCTATGGGTTCCGGCTTGTACTTGGTCTCCAGGAGCTCACTGGCAGAGCTGATTGCCAGGTTGTAAGCACCCAGTCGCATTACTCTCATACCGAGGCTCCTATTCCAGCTTTGAGCAGGTCGATCTTGGCGATCCTGACCAGGCGAGTGCCGTCTATTCTGCTCGTGTAGTACTCGACACTAGGCAAGTCCCGGTTCATCAGCTTCTGATAGTAGCTCCGGAACTTCTCCTTGAGTGAATATAGATCAGAGTCTGGATCGGATACATTCTGGGCATTGACGATCATGAAGACTGTCCAGGCGATATCGGTATCCACATACTGGCGGGATGTGCCATGCTTACCTGTCTCGGAATCGAGGATCAGGATGGCGCAAGGCAGGTTCTTGGGGATGTTGTCCTTGTTGTAGAGTGTCTCGGCAACACCTGCCAGTTTCAAAGCTTCAGAGATGCGGCTGCGTTCGGCTTGGTACTTATCATGAGCAGTCATGTGCTCTCCAAAATAGTATAGCATTGACAGAAACATAGGGATTGTTTTGTTTGAGGTAGAGGTGATTATGAATAAGTATTTTTATCAAATTCAGCTTACGATAGATAACTGTATCTATCACGTTTTCTTTGATCGAGAGGAGATTGAAATATCTGTTTTTTCTACTCTTAGTGAGGGGAGAAGAATAGATATTGGGAGCGCGTATTACTGTTATAAGCATCCTGCACATTCGCCGGTTGGAAGAACTCATTACGAAGTTTTTTTTAAGAAGAACAAGCTCTTTGCAATTAATGACGATGGCAGTGGTCATGATGGTTCCAGTGGAAAATATATCCCCAATAAACCGTATGACTTTTTGAAAAACCTTGGGATACCCCTTAGAGATGATCATCTGATTGAACAACTTGATTATGACAAATTGTATAAACTCGATCAAACAATGAGTTATCAGCTTCTTGTTGAGAGTGCCAACAATACTGACATTGTAGATACTGTTATCTATATTGACTTTGATTAGCGCGGGTTGACAAACCGATGATCTCATAATACAGCATTAATATCGTTCAACTGCTGATAGATCCACTGCTCTCTGTTCGCTATGACAGAAGCGAACACATTACGGGCGGCTATGCCTTCCCGCTTGATCTTGCCCCGGATGAGATAGGCGATCTCGGCTACGGTCAGTGCTTTACCTGTCTCTTTATCAGTCCAAGACAGGTGTTTGCGTTCGACCCAAGCGATAAGTGGAGCGATCGGAGTCCAGGAAGGCACTTTACCGCCCAAAACAAAAGGCTCATGCTTCACGTTAGATCCTACTCTCAGAATCATGGCTGTATCGGTGGTCTGGAGCAGATAGCCGGTATTGCCATAGAAGTCACCCTTGTCATAGATCTGCTGTGCCAGGATCTCCTTGCGGGACTCTGCATCGATCATAGAACCTATCAGATGCAGCCGGCTCTCCAATGCGGTAAAGATAGCCCGGTAGATCTCGATCATCAGTTCCTCAGGAGAAGTAAAATCACGATCTGGCATCAGATCACTCCCACCCTGATAGCACGAGGCTGTCTGGGCTTGAGTTCGTTCAGGCGATCCAGACCGGCAGGATTGAGACAGGCTTGCAGGATGGTCAGTGCTCGCAGTTCAAGGTTGGCCTTAAATGCGTCAATTTCGCTCCCTGTGAGCAGTTCGGTAGCAGACTGGTCTAATCCTACGGTCTTGACTATTCCCTCGCCCAGGGTCTTCAAATTGAGAAACTCGCACGTGCTGTGCAGCATCAGGAAACAGAACCCAAAACGAAAAGAAATCAGGAAAGGTTCCTCATCCGGCATATCTTCGTGAGTTGCCCGATCATAGTGTTCCTGCAGAACCAGTGAGTGGATGATCTCCATTACCAGGCCCTGATGCTCCTTGAAGATGCCATTATCAGCCATCTCCTTGGGTAGGTTAAGGATGGCGAGCATGGTATCAGTCTCGACAGGGATCGGTATCACTGACCCTTCCTCATCAGCTCAGAAAGCTCTATTGCTCTCATTCCCACCTGCTTCGCCCACTTGGAGGCCAGCATACCATTGGCGGCCCGCTCCCAGTCTCCAGCACCGATAAAAGCCAGTGTGTTCTTAAACTCCAGGAGACCCTTGATGCCGAGATTGAAGCACATGTTCAGGAGTACCGACTGGCGAACCTCATCTAGCTTATTGTAAACATCGGGTATCTCATCGATCAGCCATTGCTCGCAATCTTGGATATCCCTCTCTAACATGGCATAAGCCTCTTTCTGAGAGATACCTCGATCATCGAGATTGCGGCCGATACCGATGGTCAGCTTTCCTGCTGTGCAGCGGTATGGCTTCAGCCGCAGACCCTCATGTCTGACTAACTGAGCTTTGATTCGGTTCATCAATGCTTCGGTCATGCTAACTCCTTGTTCCAGATGTGATCATTGATCCAGAGCCAGAAAAGCACTATCCTGTATGCTGACAAATCAGGATGAGCAAGGATGAGACAGATTTTTGGATTGACAGAAAAGACCCCAGATTAATGTTGTTGTTGAAGGGAATTTGTTTTCCCAAAGGCTGATATGAAGAAAGAAACAAAACCGTTGGTAAAAATCGATAGACTACTGGATGTATTGATGCCAGTAGTGGATTCCAGCGCTCCTTTCGGGGAAAGTTCTGCGATAATCACTCATTGGGTAGCTAATCCTCAGGTACGAACTCCTATGATGAGTGAATTGTTGATGGACCTGATGTTGGAGACACTATCTAAGAATGATATTAGACCGCCTATTTCCAAACTTACCAAGCAGTTATTGCAACAGAAAGTACTCGAGAATTGGATTGATTGGAGCGATGTACCATATAAACACGCTCAAAAAAATAGTTTTACGTTTATCGATCTGTTCGCCGGTATTGGTGGTATCAGGATCGCAATGCAGGCTTCTGGAGGAAGATGCGTATTCTCGAGTGAATGGGATAGAAGCGCACAAAAGACATATTTTGCTAACTTCGGTGAAGTCCCCTATGGAGATATACGGAACATACCTAAGAGCGAGATACCTAATCATGATGTTTTATGTGCTGGGTTTCCGTGTCAGCCGTTTTCTCTTGCTGGTGTATCAAAGAAAAACTCACTGGGCAGGAAGCATGGTTTTGAAGATCTGACCCAAGGCACTCTGTTCTTTGAGATAAAAGAGATTTTGAGAGAAAAGAGGCCTAAGGCCTTTCTATTGGAAAACGTCAAGAACTTGGTGTCACATGATAGGGGAAAAACCTTCTCGATAATCATGCAAACGCTTGAAGAACAACTTGGATATGTAGTAAAATGGGCAATAGTTGATGGAGCTAACTGGGTCCCTCAACATAGGGAGCGAATATATATCGTTGGTTTCGATCCCGCCCAAATCAACATCAAGAAAGAAGACATTTTAATCCCATCACATCCTGAGAATGGATATAAAAAACCAAAACTTGCGGATTTCATCCAACCTAATGTCAAAGGACATACATTGGGGAATGGAACTTGGAATGCATTAATACGTCACAGAGACAGGCACAGTAAAAAAGGCAACGGTTTCGGTTTTGCGCTTATTAACACTCCAATTGCAGACGATGAGGTTACCAGGACTATATCTGCAAGATATCATAAAGACGGTGCAGAAATACTGATCGAACAACCTGGAGATTACCCTAGAAGACTAACAGTCCATGAAGCCATGCAGTTACAAGGGTTTGATCCAGACAAGTTTATATTCCCAGTATCCAGAACTCAAGCCTACAAGCAGATTGGTAATAGTGTTGTTATCCCAGCTATTCGCTCAACTGCACGAAATATAGCTGTTGTTTTAGCATCACAATCAATGCTGGAGAGGTGATATGATTGCTGATTGGATACTTTCGTCTTCGGGATTGTCCTTGCAAGAATCCGGAATGATAGTTGAAGTATCAGCGTCTGACGTAATGAGAGCAGAATATAAGGGCATCCTGAGCATTTCCGGTCGTCATGTGGCTGAGCCTCCTTCAAAGTACTTCCCCCAAATCAAGTTCCATAGATTTCCAGCAAGACTTCAATTGGAATTGATGATGCCCAAAGCATTGGATGATTACCCACATATAGGCTTCGTTCTTGTTTTAGGAGGAAGTCGGTATGTAATTGACCAAGTCCCCCTAAGAGACCAGTTGATTGTGAAATCTGAATGGATTCCCTTGGTTCCTGAAGAAGTTCAGGAGGGATCGGAGTTACTTGCGAAGCACAACATCACCGATTTTAATCGTTTGACCATAAAGCAAACCTTTGAACTGATAAAGGAGAAATCGTCAATATTAAAAATCCTATCAGAATCGGTTGATACAGAACATAAGCTGATTGATAAAAGCATATTAGATCAGTATGAGCAGAAGCTGGCTCAATCTGGATTCAAGTACAAACTATACCCTTACCAATTGACTGGAGTCTCATGGATGTTAAACATAGCTGAGCAAGGAATTGGATTCTTGCTGGCTGATGAAATGGGACTCGGGAAAACAGCACAGATAATCTCTGTGATACTTATGAACCGTAAGGTCGGTCGGCAGATTCTGATCGTTGTGCCTGCAACTATAATGGAGAATTGGCGCAGAGAGTTAGGCAAATTCTCTCCATCATTAAGTGTTCTGATCCACTCAGGGCCATTAAGAACAGGTTTCCCATCTACAATAAGCAAATATGATATAGTTATAACATCTTATGATCTGGCTGTCCGGGACCAATCTATGTTAACTGGAATAACTTGGGATTTGTTGATCCTGGATGAAGCTCAGGCAATTAAAAACCCGCAGACCCGGAGAGCACAAATACTGAAGCAGTATAAAAGAAGACTTGCACTAGCTATTACCGGGACACCATTAGAGAACAAACTTCTCGATATCTGGTCGATTATGGATTTCGTCAATCCTGAGTTACTGGGCTCAAGACATACTTTTGAGTCTCTTTTTTCGGATAATGTGGACGACGCTTCCTTACTGGAAGCCATTGTATCACCATTAATGTTGAGAAGATTAACTTCAGATGTAGCTACAGATCTTCCCCCAAAGATTTTTATATCTCATCCTATAGATATGTCAGATATGGAGGCTGAAAAGTACGAGTCATACAGGGCTGGATTGTTGGAAAAGTATGGTGAAGGCGGAGCTCTGCATTCACTAGTAAAATTGAGGCAATATTGCACTCATCCTATGTTGTGTGAGACTTCATTAATTGGCGATCCTGTCAAAATGAGCAATAAATACAGAAGACTCACCGAGATAATCGATGATGTATACTCAGGGAATGATAAGTTAGTTGTATTCGTGTCGTTTCAAAAGATGGCTGATATAATGGTTATTGACTTGCATGAAAGGTTTATGTTGCCTGTCTTTCGGATTGATGGAAGAACTCCGATTAATGAAAGACAGTCCATAATTGATGCCTTTTCAAGTATGGCAGGCAGCGCAATACTTATACTCAACCCTCGTGCCGCTGGAGTTGGACTGAATATTACTTCAGCAAACCATGTTATCCATTACAATCTCGAATGGAATCCAGCTGTTGAAGACCAGGCTACTGCTAGAGTTTATAGAATCGGCCAGAAAGTCCCTGTTTTTGTGTACAGACTCTTTTACCCAGATACGATAGATGAAGTGATCAATGACAAGCTAGAATATAAACGAGATCTTTCCAGCGTAGCTGTTAAGGGCACAGATGGCATGAACTTGAGCAAGGCGGAGATACTGAAAGCAATAACAATCTCTCCAGTCAACAGGAGGCACGTTGAGTAATCGAGCGGAAGCAATTATTAAAACACTAAGTAGAAATGATACTTCAGAAACTGGAGGACATCAAGGGGGGATTTTGATCCCCAAGAATCCGGATATTCTCTCGTTTTTCCCTTCACTGAATGAGCAGGAGCTTAACCCTAGAAAAATGATAACATTTCATGATCACACAGGTAAAAGGTGGATGTTTTCATTCATCCATTACAACAATCGGCTATTCGGTGGGACAAGAAACGAATATCGCCTTACCGGAATGACCAGATGCCTGAGATACTTCAATGCAACAGCCGGAGATTCAATCAAATTGCTCAGAGACCAAAGTGGAATTTACTGGTTTGAACATTGTTCCGTCAAGAAGGTAAATCAAGACGCTGGAAGTCATCTCAGGTTAGGAAATACTTGGAAAGTAGTCAACATCAAATAATAAAAAATAGGAGTAAAACATGGAGAGGATAGTTCTGCCCCCCAATCCTGCAAGGTTGATAGAGGGCTTGAGAGACACAGGCTATGACTTCAATACCGCCTTATCCGATATAGTAGACAACTCAGTTGATGCCGGAGCATCATCAATCGATATTCTTATCAACATGGATGCATCAGGTGATATTTATATAGCTGTTGCTGATAATGGCTGTGGCATGGACAAAGCAACTTTGATGGATGGCATGACATATGGGGCTAAAGGTGTAAACGATGCTAAACGACTGGGTAAATTTGGTTTGGGTTTGAAAACGGCTTCAACAGCTTTCTGCAGAAAATTATCTGTCATCACAAGAGATGAACCATCCACACCTTTGCTCAAGGCAGTTTGGGATTTGGATCACGTGGTCAATACATCTGATTGGGAGTTGTTATTGGATGAGCCAAATGCTTATGAAGTTGATTTATTCGAAAAAACTGCTATGAGTTCGTCGGGTACTCTAGTCGTTTGGGAGAACGTAGACAGACTTCTTAAGAACTACGCTAATCCAGGAGGAAAGGACGCCAGGAGAGCTTTGGATAAGGTAATCAACGCATTCCGCGATCATGCTGCCATGATCTATCAGAGATTTTTAGAACCTAGCGACACAAGAGCAAGGAATGTCTCGATTACTGTAAACGAAATTCCTGTCACATCTTGGAGTCCATTCTGTGAAAGTGAAGCAGGAACTGAAATGGTTGCAGATTGCACGAAGATTGTTGACTTCTCAAATGGCGATCAAGGCGAGTTCTCCATCAAAGCATTCATCTTGCCTAGAAGAGAGCATTTTTCAACTCCCGAAGCAGCATCCGAGGCCCGTTTGACCAACAATATGCAGGGAATATACATATATCGGGAAAACAGATTAATACACCCATCGGATTGGCTTGGCATGTTCAGTAAAGAGCCTCACTTAACACTTCTACGGATTGAGTTCTCATTTGATCATACCCTTGATGATGCGTTTCAGGTAGACCTAAAAAAATCAAGAATCATGCTGAATGAAGATTTGTATAATTGGGTTCTGAATGAATTCATCCCTGCTCCAAGAAACGCTGCCAATGAAAGATACAGAACAGGAGTAAGGTTAAGTACAAGCGAAACAGCAAAAACTGCGCACACAGGATCTAACAGATCGATCCAAGAGAAGGAAGAGGATGTTGTGGGCTCAGAGATTACTGTGGTTGATAAAGATACTGAAACTGTGGATGTAAGGAATAAATCAGGATCTGTAAGGCTAAAACTGACTATCAGCGATGTAACAACTCCGGGACAAATGAGTGTCCAGCCAGTAGATAGCATAAATGACAATGTCCTGTGGAGACCTGCATTGATAGGCACTCATCATGCAGTACAGATAAACTCAGGGCACCCATATTATCTTAAAGTCTACGTACCAAATCTAAGCTCAGATGTTACTATTCAGGGCATGGATTCTCTCCTTTGGGCCCTTTCAGAAGCTGAGATGACAACGGTAAATGAAAGAACAAAGAATCATTTCGAAGATCTTCGCTTTGAAGTTTCCAGAATCTTGAGAAAACTTGTAGAAGATTTGCCAGATCCTGAGTTTGATAATAATGGCAACTGATCTTAATACTCTGGCCGACAAGTTGTTTGACAGATTTGGACTTGCAGTCAGAGTCCTTTCTGATTATACGGATGAGGGATTGAAGATCGCTATAATCCCTATTGGCATTGAGCATACGATAGCTTTTACTATCAAAGTTGTTTTAGGATGGAGAAGACTCTCTACAGTATTTGTACCGGGAGATTATGCAGCTAACTTGGTAACTCAGATGCAAAAGGCCGATACAGAGAAAAAGGTACTTTTCAGTATATTTGCTTCTGACCTTGCCGAGAAAGGTGCTATGTTGGACATGACTGTCAACAGAAGAAAAGTCGATCCCATAAATCCAAAAGATTGGCCTGAAGAGTGGAAAACCCTATCGCTTGAGATGCAAAAGCATCAACTTGTTATCGAAGATCATTCTCAATATAACTTGAACGAAGCCCTGCCATGGTTATATGGATTTTGGGGCTTATGCCTTTCTTTGCTTCCAATTGAGCAAGTTGAGGAACAAGAAGCAGGTGGAGTAATAGAGGGTAAACTTATCTGGGGAATCGTAAGGGGCTATGAAAGAAGCAAAATCAATCGTGCTGCCTGTATACAAATTCATGGTAGTTCGTGTCTGATATGTGGATTCAATTTTAGTAAACGATATGGTGATTTGGGCTCAGGCTTTATTCATGTGCATCATGTTGTACCTTTGTCAGAAATCGGGGAAGAATATGTATGCAATCCTGCTCAAGATCTAATACCTGTATGTCCAAATTGTCATGCAATGTTACACAGGAAGAGGTCAATTTTAACCCCATCGGAACTAAGACAGGTAATAGAAGATCATGGACGTGTTGACTCCTAAACAACGAAAATGGAACATGAGCCAGATTAAGGGTAAAAACACAAGGATTGAAATCTTAGTCAGGTCGGCTCTCCATAGAAATGGATTCCGCTATAGGATTAACCAGCCCGACCTACCTGGTAAACCGGATATTGTATTAAAGAAGTATAATGCTATAATATTTATACATGGATGCTTCTGGCATTACCATGGATGCAAGTATTCAAAGATTCCTGAATCAAGGTCCGATTGGTGGAAACAAAAACTTCTCTCCAATAGAGATAGAGATGTAAAGACTCAAGATATATTAAAAGCACATGGGTGGAGAGTTTTAATAGTATGGGAATGTGATCTAAAACATGTTGAGGGGTTTAGTGCCATAATTGATCAAATTAAAAACTGGCTAACAGCGTCAACCATATCAGATAAATCAGGCATATGGACAACAAGTTCAAGTGGAATTCAAAGGTTTGAATAATAATCCTAGCAAACAAGAGATGTACTACGATTTGTTCATCCGGATCAAACAAGGATTGACGTATTCGAAGCACAAACTCTATAACAACCCCATGTATTAATGTAAACTGCAGCATACGTTTAAGCAATAGCGAACATAGTTAGAGGTAGTTATGCACATTCAGAATAGCAAAGGTTCAATATGGAGAAAATGGGATTTGCATGTTCATGCACCGTCATCTTGCTTTAACAACCAGTTCCAAGGATCATCCGAAGAAGAAAAGTGGGAAAAATATATACAATCATTGGAGCAAGTCACTGATATTGCGGTTTTTGGAATAACTGATTATTTCTCAATTGACGGCTATAAGAGAGTAATGGAGTACAAACAGCAAGGGAGATTAGCTAACATTGCATTGTTCATTCCCAATATTGAATTGAGAATTATACCTGTTTCGGGTCGTGATATTGCAATTAATCTACACTTAATCATTAATCCAAGTATTGTAGATGAGGTTGAATCTTTGATATTTCAGGCATTAACATTTATGTATGGAGGTAGAACTTATCGTTGTACTCGTCCTGATATCGTTGCTTTAGGGAGGGAATTCTCTCAAAATCAACTACTTGATGAAGTTGCTGCATATAAAGAAGGGGCTAATCAGTTCAAGGTCGACTATACACAACTAAACAGAGTTGTTATGGCCAATGATGTTCTTCACCGGAACCTCTTGATTGCAGTTAGTAACAGCAATCGAGATGGTAATAGCGGACTTCAAATGTCCAATCTGCTGGCTGTAAGAAGAGAAGTCTATCGTATGTCCAATATTATTCTATCAGGCAATCCTAGTGATTCTTTGTACTTTTTAGGTAAGGGCACCGATACCCTGGATCAAGTCATCAATAACTATGGGAGCATTAAGCCATGTATTATGTGTTCAGATGCACATTCACTAGCTGATATAGGAATTTTCCCAAACAACAGAATTACATGGATAAAAGCGGATACGACATTTGAAGGATTAATGCAGATTGTGTACGAACCAGAAGATCGGGTATTTATTGGGGATCAATACCCAGATCAAAAGCCAGATTATCAAGTTATAGATTCAGTTACTATTAATCATTCAGAGTTTCATTCATCCTGTATACCTTTAAATCCGAATTTGAATGTCATTATTGGAGGCAAATCTTCTGGCAAATCGATTTTATTGGGTTGTATAGCAAAGACGATTGGTTCTGCTAATCCAGTTAAAAAAGATAATGACAAATACAACAACTACGTGGATGATCTAATTAAAGATGTAACGCTCACTTGGAGAGACAGTTTAAATTCTGGTAACCGTTTTATAGAGTACTATCCTCAGACCCATATTAACAACCTTGCTGCTTCGTCCGATGAAATTCAGATGATCCTGCAAGATATTGTCACGTCTGATGATGCAAGATCAATTCACCTTGAGGAATACAATCAATTCTGTATAAAAAATAGAGGAGATTTAAACGAGTATATCACAAGATTTCTAGACCTTCTATTTAGGATATCTGACAAAAATAAAGAACTTGTTGCAATCGGAAACAAAGAAGGTGTATCCAAAGAGATTGCTAAACTACAAACAGAACTAGATGATATCAAGCAATCGTTGGAATCACCTGTGACAACTGAGGATGAGGAACGATTTAAGTTAATGATAGTTGATCGAAAAAATGCTGTTAGTCGAATTGAGTTACTTACCACTGACTATGAGTCGTTGCTTAGAGTTGTAAGCTATGACATGTTCACCACAATTGATGACGAGATTGCGTCACTCAGGGAAGAAACCCAAATCCAAGTCATTGGGATATTCAATGATGTAAAAAAACATGCATTAATGAGTTGGTCCGCCAAGATAACTGAATTATTGGAAGCGATATCAATAGAAATCCAGCATCAAAATGAGATCATTTTAAAAATCGACTCTGATGATTTGTTTAAAAAGTGTGTCGAGTTTTACCGCTCAAATACCTCGTTTAAATCTAAAAATGAAGCTTTAGAAGCTCAACAGCTAGTTCTAGGCACACTAGAAAGAGCCGAGAATGAGATAGAGCGTTTACAGCAAACCCTGTTTGAGTGTAAGATGAAAATACTCGAGCTACATAAGAGATACTATTCAGAATTAGAGAGCTGCTTACCATCATTTAGGTACGATCAAGGTGTTATTAGTATTATATCAAAGATAGATTTCAATAATTCAATTTATCGATCACTTGTTGGTGAGAGAATAGACAAAAGGCTAACACAAGCAAAAGAATATGCTGATTTCGCATACACAACACCTATTGAATTCCATAGTATCATGGAGAAATTGTTTGACGGATTGATTGACAACAGCATTAAGCTACAAAGTGGTTATCAAAAAGATCAGATGTTACTCGAAGTATTCTCCTCGAATTTTTTCTATCTATTGTATGATGTTGATTACCAAGGGGATGTCCTGTCTGAGATGTCAGAAGGGAAAAAGGCATATATTATACTACGTCTCCTGTTAGAATACAGTAATAAACAATGCCCAATTCTAATCGATCAACCTGAGGACGATCTAGATAATAGATCAATTTATACCGAACTAGCTCAATATTTACGACTTATCAAGAAAAACCGACAGATTGTCATTGTTACACACAATCCCAATGTGGTCGTTGGAGCAGATGCTGAAGAAGTAATTGTGGCTAACCAACATGGATTAGGAAGTGAAAACCAAGACGAAAAGAAATTTCAGTACATCTCAGGGAGCTTGGAAACGACATTTCAGGATAATGGTTCCCCTTTTATTCTATTGAAGCAAGGTATTAAAGAACACGTTTGTGAAATACTTGAGGGAGGAGAAGAAGCCTTTAGAAAAAGAGAGCGAAAATTGGGATATTTGAATTAGGAGTCATCCTTCAAGAACAGTAGTGGTTCTACACTTCCAATGAAAGGGTGGAAATGGAGTATGCTGTCCGGAGACGCCGACCGGCTTCATCTCTGAGTCGTATTCGATCTGCTCGTCTTTTACCCAGGGTGCCAGTGCTTTGATGTAGTCTCTGGCATCATCGAGGCTGTTGGACTTGGTATCCAGAGCCATGAGATTATCCATCACTTCCAGGGCATCGTTTAGGGGATAGACTTTGTCCTGGGCAGCCAGAGCTCGGCAGATGTCACTGGTACGATCATCCAGGATCACTACCAGTTTGTAGTATCTGGCTTTGGCTTTCTTATAGCCTTGCAGCCTTCCGAACTCCCTGATCCTGAGAGCGGTATGCTCCGCCAGCCCCTGCCAGTAATGGGATGAGCGGTTGGCAAGGTCATTGAACTGGTCTTTGAGAGTAACAGCCAGCATCTCTTTGGTATAGCCCTGCTCTATGGCTGTGGATAAGACATCTGCGAAGTTCTGCCTTACATCGGCTTCAAAGTGATTCCCGATCCAGAACAACTGCTGTTTCTGGATGGTGGAGGAGAGATGCTGATCTTCTATACCCCAAAGCCCGATACTGGTCTTGGTGGGGGCTTGCACTTGGGTGTCCTTGAGTCCGAGCCGCACACAGCGGTCTATTATCGCTTTGGTGGGCTCATTGACCAGGGCTGCGAAGTCATCTCCCAACTGGGTATTGATGATGCTCATAAGCTTATCTAATGAGTCCTTGTTGATCTTCTCAGCACGAGGCATGTCACTCAGCATCTGGATGGCAAGCCGGGTCGCATCTCTGATCTCAGTCTTCCAGGCATTATTGAGGACCCGGTAATATTCGAGCATCAGGTTATCGTAATAGTTCATTAGAAGGAGAATCTCCGGACTTTGACCCTGTTCCTGCCGATATTGTATTCAGAGAACCGTTCCAGACATCCAGCCAGAGCATCGCAGCCATCGATATAACCATCTGGATAAGTGAGGAATTGGCTGATCAGGGTGGGAGTATCCTGTCCTTCCGGAAAGAGCACCTTGGCTGTCTCAATTATTGTCTCGGTTCTCTCAATGCGCAGGTTCTTGTTGTCCTTGTTATCTATACGCTTGATTCTGTGACTGATGGGTGGCAGATGGTTATCTGTAGCCCATCTGTCGAAGTCTGCCAGGATACGAGCTTGTCCGTAGGTAGTTTCGCAGGCAGCCATGGCTTTCACTCTATAGATTCGATCCAGCTCCTGATAAGCATCGTAGTAGTATCTGAAGAACTTGGTGTTCTCAGTCTGCCTTATCCAGACATGGATCACATAGAAGCGATTACCATCGTAGCCAATAGAGATGATGGCTTTGAAACAACCCTTCTCTCCCCAGGCAGGATCGGCATAGAGCCAGACCCGCTTCATCTGGGATGGTTCAGGCAGTGTTCTATATTTGGTGAACCAGTGGTTCTTGAAGATGTTCCCTTCAATTACAGGCTGTCCAAGCATCTCCCTCTGATAACCGGTATGTCCGAACTTGGCTCGCAGGTTTGGCAGAGTGACAGTAGGGTACTGTTCCTCCCAGATGGACTTGCCATGCATATCTTCGAGAGAGAAGCGCAATATCGCCTTTTGGTGGGTTTTTAATGCAATCTGGTAGGTTACGTCTAATTCTGCATTATCTGCCCGTAAATCGCCTAATATGAGCTCCTGAAACTGGCAGATGGAGTAATTGGGATGTACCAGGTTACCGAGCCAGACGATCTTGCCATTTCCCTCAGGTGAGAGAGCTCCGGCAAGCTCCTGGGTAATCTTCTCCATGCGTCTCTTGCCGATGGACTGGTTACCCATGTTCTCTTCTTTATCGATATCATCACAGACGATCAGTCCGGGCCGTTTGGCAGTCTTGGGATTGATAGTTCCCCTATGAGACTGCTTGATACTCCTGGCTCTGATCCTCGCTTTATTCTTGAGATAGAAGTCCAGATCAAAGGCATCCACTGGTTGCAGCTCCGGATAGTCCATAGTGAGCCGCTTATTGTTCTGCAGTTCATGCAAGGTAAAGGCTGTGCGTTCCTGTGCCAGATCTACGTCTGCAGCAGTATGGATCACGTAACGTTCACCCTTGATGATCCTCCAGATAGGATAAACAACACCCATAAGTACCGTTTTGCCCAGCCCACGAAAACCTGTGATTCCGATGATGCCTGAGCCCTTATCAGTCTCATCGAACATAGTCTCATGTGCTGGGCAAAAAGGTAGTGGGAAGATGTGAGGAAAATAGGTATGGCAGAAGAATGAGAAGGCATCCCAGCCTTCTCCGGTGGTTCGCCTGATCCTGTCGGTCTTGGCTTCAGGATTATCGTCTATAAAAGGCAAGACGGAGATCGTTTTTGAAGCGATCTCCGTCAGAGCCTTGTTATGCCGCTGAATGAACTTCTTAGTCATAACCGGGTAACCCCCCGACGCCCAGGGGGACGGGCGTCGGGGACCCGGAGGTCGGAGGACTGACCATGTCGGGCTGTTGGCTTGGAGGGTCTGTAGGCATGGGCTTAGGCTTGAGAGACCTTATGTAGGATGCAGGAAGGTTAACCATTTCTCACTCTCAGATATTCTGCCAGATCGTGCAGAATGCTTTGGAACTGCTTAAGCATGGTCTCATGCCCTTTCTCGATCATGAAGTCGGTCACCTGATCCAAGAACTTGACGATGTAGTCGTTCAGTTCTTTAGAGGGTTGCCGGTCCTTCTGATCCTGCTTCATCATGCTCACCAGGCTCTGGATGGCAGTATCGGCAGGGTTCTTGGCATATTCCCGGAGCGCTTGAATGAGTGCCTTCTTACGGGCAATGGCGATCTCGTGGTCGAGTTGGTTCTCTTCTTTGAAGAGCTCGTCCCACTTACCACCTTTGATCCACTTGCGAACAGTGATATCGGAAACTCCGAAGATCATCGCCAGTTCATAGGGATCGGTCTTGCCATTCAGATAGGCTTCTTTGCAGTTGTCCCGCTTGATGCGGAACTCACGGCTGTTACTCATACTCGGGGCGTACCTTGTGCTTTAGCAGATAGAGGTTGAGGTCTTTACCGGAACAGCGGAGCTGTCCGTTTTCTTTAGTTCTGAAAGCAGGCAGAGGATCGCCGATGTCACGTATCCAGCGATAGACGCTGGAGCGGTCGACCCTGAGGATATCGGCTATCTCATCGGTGCGGTAGGTGCGTTCATCATTGAAGATGCTCATCGTGTTCAGTTCCTCTGCAGTGTTGGTATTCATAGGTGCCATTATTCATTCTCCTGTGCTTTTATCAAATAGAGATGCATTACGCTGCCACTCTTTCTCAAAGGGCAGGGAAGTTAAGGACGATCTGGCGGAACTGTCCCGACTCGTCACGTTCGTAGAAGTTGATATACTGCTTGGTGGATACCACTTGGATGGCCTGGTCGATCAGTTCCATAGCTTCCTTCCAGGTTTGATCCTTGATGTTGTAGCGGCGTAGGCGCAGGATGCGATACTTGGCAATCTCGCCTTTCTTATCGACCTGGAAGGCTTCGCTGATGATGGCTCGGAGGTTGACGTTGGAGTCGGCAGACCAGGCCTTCAGGCACTCGTCGATCTTCTGTTTGGCGAGCTGGAGTTCGATGCCGAACTGGATGCGTTCCTTGAACCTGATCTCGACCCGGTACTTGCCGTCAAAGCTGTTGAGAACGGCATTGCCTTTCCAGTCCAGTCCATTCTTTTCAGCTACCTGCTGGAGATAAAGCTCCACATCCTCAAAGAACTGGTTCTTGTCAGCTACCATACGATCATGCAGTTTGATAGCCCGGTTGATGGTCTTGGTTACGATGGCATCCTGCTTAAGGATCTCAGGCCTGATGATCGAGGTGGGGATGCTCTGTCCGTTAGCGTCAATACGAGTGGGTAGGGGCTTCTTAGCCTTGGGGGTCTTGGGTGTGTCCATTAGATGTCTCCTTATTATCTTTGGCGTTCTTTTCATTCTGTTTGATGTAGTTCTGCAGCATTGCGATCACAGCTCTGCGCTCCTTCTTGTTGAGTAGGTTCCAGTGAGTTTTAGAAAAGTGGTTGATCATGAATGCCCGTAGCTCGGACTCGGTCCAACCCGCAGTCTTCATGAGATGGAACATATACTTGCCCTGGCGGTCGAAAGTAAAGACTTGGGGTCTGCCGTGCTTGCGATACTTGAGCAGGAGTGCCTTCAACTCAGTTAAGCGATCCTCAGGTAAGGCTCTGAGCGATTCACCATAGCCCAGGCCTTTGATGATGAACCTGAAGGCATCGAGCGGCCAGTGGAACTTCTTGACCCTGAGGCCATGTATCTGTTGACGTAGTTTTCGTTCTCGCTGTTCCTGAGTCATAGAATGCCCTCGCTGTTTACTTGTGATTAGCGGTTTTAGTAGTTCTTTTGCGGTGAGGAGTGTGCTTAATCCCACATTCCAAGCGCTTCTGCCTGATGACGCCTTTCTTGATCACCGAGCCAACCCTGAAGGCCTTGCCTATGTCCTTGGTATAGTATCCGGACTTGCGGATACCCACCGCATCGACTGAGATCAGAGCCTCCAGGTAGAGATAAGCCCACTGGCGGCTGCGCTGCATCTTGGCAGCCAATTGCCGGATGCTCTTTATCTGGCTTAGTTCGAGCAGGAAGCAGATATCTTGGCAGGCCTTGAGGTCGAATGACCAGTTGCCGCAATGGATGGTTGATACCTTGGTAGCATACCGGCCCCGGTTAGTTACATAGATATCCTCGTATTTGGATACCCTGCGGATCACATTGCCCATAATGAGCTGGTTAAGGCGCTCCTGAACCACATCCCGGTCTACTCCGGTGCATTCACAGATCAGATCTAAGTTGAAGTAGCTGACGAAGCGGTCTACAAAGCGGTCGATCAAGATACCTTGCTCGTTCATAAGGCCCCCTGGATATGGTTCATAGCCTGGATGGGATTGATCTTGCCGCTGGCTTCGAGCATGTGCATTATCTTGATGGCTTTTCTCAGGTTGCCGGCAGCGTTGTGATTGATGTAGTTAACCAGAGACTCCGGGCAGGGGATGTTCATCAGCTCCGTGCCTAACATTCTTATATCGTCCTTGCTCACCGCTTCGAATTCATAGAAGTAGTTGCAGCGGTCAAAGTAGTAGGCATTGATCTGGTTAAGCCTATCCATCGCATTCTGCATGCCCACCAGGATCACCACCGCGAAGGTCTCATCCACCAGATCTCTGATCGATCCGAGTAACTGAGGATAGCGGAAGGCATAGTCGATCTCATCGATAATAATGACGGTATCCTCATTATCAAGCAGTAGTTGGATACATTGCTTATAGATGTTGTTGGTGGTTCCCACTGGGAGATAATCACCCATGCCCAGGCTCCGGTACAGGTTCTGCAGCAGTTCCTTGGCGAAGGTCTTGGGAGTGGTTGTAGCTTCCAGTCTGATATACACGTATCCCCGGGCATAGGAGACGCGGCTGGCATAGGTGGTCTTACCGAGGCCGGGTCTGCCATATAGCATACCCAGACCCACCATCTCCAGGCGGGGTCGTTTGAGTAGGAAGTCGATGCACTCATCGGCTTTCTTGACGTTGTGGATCGGTACCAGTTTACCTTGCTTCATCTAATCCTCCTTATTTGATTCCGATCGTCTTAAGCATTTGTTTGAATTCCTCATCATCGAAGGGATCGAACTCACTCGTGCCTTCGATAACATCTTGGTTTTGATCGTTGTTGGTATTCTCTGGCAGGTTCGTAGCTGCTGCCTGATCCTGCTCGATTACTATTTGCTCCAGCCTGGCGATCTCCTCTTCCGGACCCGGGGCTGGAGCCTCGATCATGGGAGCTTGAAGGAAGGTGGGGTTGTTATCGACTGGCAGCTCGTTCATATAGCTCTTGAGCAGCTTATCCACCGATTCCTGATTGCTGCGGACGAACATCCGGGTCCGCTGTTCGGTCAGCCGCTGCAGCTTCTTGATCTGAGTGTATTCCTGTCGGTATTCCTTATGTGACTTGCTGCTGAGCATATCGGCTTGGATGAACGGATGCTGGGTCTGGCGCAGGGACGCCTGGCAGATGAAGACATCCGACTCGTCATAGACCAGCACCCATCTCGCATCCGCCAGATCGTATCTGATCACCACCGGTTTGCCCATGTGTTCGACCAGGGCGGGATGCCAGTACTTCAGCTTGTTCAGCACGATGCCTTCGTTTCGGATGGCCTTGCGCTCCACGCTCAGCATCATGAAGTTGAGCCGGGAGGGATTGACCAGTCTATCCTGAGGTTTGGGAGCCGAGTTGAACACCTCCCAGGGCTTGCGGTTATCCAGTCCCCGGTGCGGAGTGATGCCATATACGTATCTGATATAGTAACCGATCATCTGCATCGCTTCCTCAGTGGTGGGTGGCTCGCAGGCATAGAGCTTCTTGATCCACTTCTCGTTACGCATCAGAGTGGCAGGTTTATCGGCTATATTGGCTCCCCGGAAGCTGCTGATGAAGCGTTCGAACTGTTCCTGGAAGGTCCGGAAGAACCGCTCGATGATCTTGGCTTTGGCATTGTAGCTTTCGGCGAACTGGGCTTTGATCCCCAACTTGGGGAAGATGCCACCCAGTTCCTTGGCTAGGTCATGCCCTTCCCACTGCTCGTGGAACAGCTTGCTCTTGAAGGCCTTGCCATTATCGAGATAGACATACTGGGGCAGGGCTCCCCAGTTGAGGAAGCCGTTACGGAAAGCGGCTTGGATATGCTGACTGTCCTCGGTGAAGGCAAGGGTGGCTCCCACCGGATATCTGGAAGCCCAGTCGAAGACCATGATCATGGTCATGCGTTGAGCTTTCCCGGTCTTGGGATTGAGGATATCGAAGGCAAGGACATGCCCATCGGCTACCCAGACTTCGCCCACACTCAGCAATCTGCTGTCCCGGTGGATGGTCTTGATGATGTGCTCAGCCACGTACTTGCTACCCTGCCTGGCTTGTTCCCACATCGCCAGGTTGTCATCCCGCCATTCCTCGACCCATCTTCTTAGCGTTGGCACTGAGCTGGGTGAGTCGATCAGTCCGGACTCGGCCTTGGCTTTCATGAACTTAAGGGCACTGCCGATGCTGATCCGGTTGGGATGCAGCAGGATCGCCAGCAGCACCTTGCCTTCCAGTTCGGTGATCTTGCGTTGCCGCTTCCGATAACGGTTGCCATGCAGGAGGGCATACATGTCCTGCTTGCTCTGCTCATAGCGTCCCAGCCAGATACGCAAGGCTCTTTCGGTGCGTTTCCCTTTTAAAGCATAAAGTTCCGGCACCAGACTGCCCTGATTGTATTCCTCTGTGATCAGTTCCCACTCCCGGCCTTTGGATTCGCAGGTATGGAGCCGATCCAGCACAGTGCTGCAGAAGTAACCGAGAAGCTTGGCTTCGTAATCGCACTTGACTGGCACCCGCTCTTCCGGAGTGAAGTCGATGTATCCCTCTTCCTTATCCTCAAGATCGCATACCTCGCCTTCCAGGACTATGCCAGGATCAGGCTTAATGATCTCAGTAGGCTCGCTGATAAGCGCTGGTTGAGGTTTTGCCTTGGGTTTGATCTCCTGGCCCTTCCCAATCTGGTTAAGCAAATCCTGCTTACCCTTCCAATCGGGATAGATGCTCTGATAGAGCTCCGCGTAGGCCAGGGGATCGATTTCATCATAGATGCTCATGCTTGTCCTCCTCGCTGTATTTGTAGATCAAAGCACTGTGAAGGTCCTTGCCATCCACCTTGAGAGTGATCTCAATGAAGCCGGCAGGCACCAGATGTCTGGCCTGGCAGTCTGCCATCTCCTTTATATATAAGGATGGCTCGGTCAGCAGGAAGGTCTTCATAACCTTATAGCCATCCTGCTCGACCAGGTGCTTATACACTTCGGTCTTGTTGCGCTTGATATTGCGCCATACGGTGCGGGTGGAGCAGCCTAATAGCTCCGCCGCCCGCTCCACGGTCAGCCAGACTGACCTAATCTTGTTCTTGCTCATGTTCAGCCTCTGCCAATAATCTTCAGCTACAGGTAAGACCACTGTGACACCACCACTCCGGTGGCGTGTCACAGAGGTCGGATAATCTGTCACAGTGGTGGCCTTTTTTAGGCCTATCGATCTGTCACAGCGTTCAACATATCTACTGATCAGCATTGGCGGCTTTTTTCTCCGATTGGAGGGGTGTGTGACACCTGTCACAGAGGTCGGTGTGTCACAGAGGTCGTCCTTGACCCTACATTCTCCTGGCTCGTAACTGGTCGCTTTCAT